ACATCGTGTAATGGTCTTGAGATGTCCCTAATTACGCGAGTTGGGTGAGGAGTAGCAAACTTTACACCTGCACGCTCTGCATAAGACTCTTTTGACTTCTCCCCAGTAAGATCATCTGTGGTGTACCTCCACTGTATATCCTCAGTCCATGAGGTTTCAGGGAATGAAACGCAATGACCGTACATAAACATGTGGCGGATAGTTTGCTCGAACTGATGGCGGTAGCCGAATTGCTCTGCCATGATCTCCACTCTTTGACTTAATACATCAGCTCGTAATTTGTCTACCAGCTCAGTGCTTCTTGGCTCATATTTAAAATACGGGAATAGATTACAGAATCTACTAGACTGAGCCGCCACACGACGGGTTACATAGGATCGGATAATATTAACAGAAACCTCATAAAGCCTTAGAGCGTTAATTGATTTTAATTCATTCTGATCATCGTACTCACAGAACCGATCCGCCACCCCTAGATCGCCAAGCTTATTTGCACATTGATCTATATCAATCTTACCTTGTGCATACTGTAGTAAAGGGATTGTAGACTTATTGATCGGCAATGAATCCCATGCCATGTCCACACTCATATACAACTTTGCATCCTTAGCGCACCGACGAATACCCTCAAGTATCCTTGATTGTATTATGTCTTGGAATCGCTCGCGTGTCTCGAAATCCTTGCCTTCTGTTGCTGTGAAAATCTCTCTTAGGCGTGCTTGTGTACACCCGTACTCTCTAAGTATGTCCTTATTAACCATCGGTAAAATTGAATAGGTTGTCGATTGTGTCTTTTGTGTAGTCCTTTAAGTATCTGTGTTCGATAATAGATAAGAGGAGGCAAAGTGGACCAGGGAAAGGTTTTGGTTTTAGGATCACCCTCTGAAACTCCTTATGGGGCATTAGTAGCAAGCTTGCTATCTCCCCGTAATTCATCCTGAGAAAACCGCATAGTCGATCTACCCTTTCTTTATTCCATTTATTAACGACACCAATGCGCACATAATGCGCGTCCATAAGGATCGAAGCAGATGTAGCGTACTCTGAATCACCCGGCGCTTTCTTCAGCTTCTTCTTCGTCTGAATCGGCTTCGCTCTCGGCTTCATCATCCTCCTCTTCGCCACCTACTTTTGTAATCGTAACGCTTGAGTCATTATCATCAAATGAGGCAGTAAGGCGTTTATCGGAAAGTTCTTTAACTACGAACCCACCTGAAATACGCACTTTGTCCCCTACGGAAACCCCATCCAGCATATCCACTAGATCGGGATACATTTCGAGGTCGAAGTTTGCTAGTGATTCCATTTGCATAGTAAGAGTAACTTATGTTTTAGTGTTACAAAAAGTCAACCCCCTAAATCCAAGATTTCGGTTTTAACCATTGGTTGAGTTTCCAAGTGCATAGCGTTGTAGTAAATCAACACATAAGACATCGCATCAAACGGGTGAACATAGACTGACCTCTTTGGTTTAAAAGAGATATTTGGATCGTATGATTTACCAGGCTTCTCGGATATTAAGTTCTGAAACATCTTCAATATAGAAGTACATTGTGCGGATACTAAAAACTCCTCCTGTTGTAACTTAGCTATTGTGAGCCTTACCCGCGACTCTACTGATCCATTAAACTTAGGGGCGGCTTTCATGCGGATTGGATCCAGCTTGAATGTTTCTGCCTTATCCCTAGATATTTCCTCTATATCTTTTACATCATAAGAGCCCGTCTTGGCTCGGAACTGATTAAATGCTGAGTTATCTGAGATATGGATGTATTTAAAATTGTGTTCACACTTTCTGTTCCAGTATGCCATCTTCCGCATAAGGAGGGGAACAAGTGTGGTGTAGGGTATCTTTTTGTTTATCGTGACAAACTCATCAAAGACTATCCATATAGTTCTGTCTGCACCCGGTAATGCCTGCATGAATATACAAGCGTTGTTTACGGAACCCGGGTCGTATCCGATGGTTATTGGGTAATTCTTATTGGGAAGAATGCCTTTCTTTGCGTCCCCACGGACATGAAGGGTTTTATTAAAGTAAGGACCAAATATTGCATTTCCTGCAGGGCGATCTATCCATTCCCCGCGAACCATTCGTGCCTCTTCGATTGGATCAGACTTAACTGCTTCTTGAATCCGATCATAGTATCCGTCAGGTAGGTTAGCTATATTATCTTCTATCTTCACATGGTAGACCGCGTAGTCTTTATTCCAGTTACCATCCTTGTCGTATGGATCTTCGAAGAATCTTTTATATACCCAATGACTCGGTCCGTCAGGGTTGCAAGCGGCGAGATATTGCTGAGGGCCGTGGATTCCTTGCCGTCTACCTAACTGCTGAACTACCGCATTGAAATAATCATCTGTATCCAAGTTGGTAAGCTCATCCACGAATATCAAACTTGGCTCAAACCCCTTGATTCGATCCTTAATGAACGCACCATAAGGTATAGAAATTAAACATATTCTTGAATGTCCACCGAATCGGTTTTCTATATCTATATATAAGTTCTTCTGCGTATCCTGTCTTTCATCTGTGTGGTTTAGACCAATCCCATCTACCCACTCAGGTAATATCTCAACCTGTAGCTTGTGCCACACACCACCCATAGTCGCCTGCGATCTGACACCAACAATGATTAGCGCTAAAGCGTTAAAATTCTCATAGCAATGTCGGACTAGCTTGTGACCACCCAATGAGTAGGTTTTTCCGGAACCTCTCTCCCCATACGCAAGGATATATTTGGCGGGGTCATCGAATATCTTACGCTGAGTAATTGTAAGCGATGGTAACCAAGGCTTCGCATCTTCCTCATCCACTTGCTCGACGGGAGCAAACTTTTCAATGAGGATTTTATGATCAACCTTAGTTTTTTTCTTCCTCGGCATCCTTCAGTTCCTTTAGTGGTCGGAAACCTGGTTTCTTTTTGGTCTCCCTGTTATCTCTTTCATTGGCTAGCTTCAACTGAAACTCCAACCCTTTTAATAATCTATCGTAGAACTTACCTTGCTGTTCTGTTGCCTGAAGAAATAGTCTTGTCTGAAGTATCCTCTCCTCGGGATCCATATCGTCACCATCTAGTGCCTCCTTTAATGCTTCGGTGACCTCAAAAAGGCTCATGTTCTGCCTGATGTTAACTTTTTGGGTAATCCTTAAAGCTTCTGCCATCAATAAACCAACTGAATCATCAAAGTCCTCAAATATCTTGAGCTTTTGGACATTGTCTTGATTCGTCAAGATACTCTCTATGTCATTATTAAAAACAAATCTGCTATTCTTATCTAAAGCCTCAAGTAAGCGACTACCCTTCTCGTCATCATGCTCATGTTGTCGTTCCATTAACTCGATACCATCAGGTTTCATCTCCTTTGTTCCATTCTTCACCCAAATAGCATAAAGTTGTGGGTCTTTATATACCCGCTCCCTTATCTTCTTTGCAGTCGTACCGAAATGCTCCGCCGTTTTTTCGTAGTCTCCATCAAACTCTTTTAAAGCCTGAGCTAAGACATCGGTTTTTATCTTATGCGTTCTGGGCATCTTGAAATATCTTTATGAGAGGTAGGAATGTGGTATTCCAATGATCCGATCTCCGCAGAAAAGCGTAAGTTCCTTTACGGGAGTAGGCAGATATACGATTCCTGTCTAAATAATTAAATGGGTCGAAGTTACAGCCCCTACAGAACCTGCGAGCGTCCCCTACCGTCACATCATCCCATGATGTAAGCTTGGAGATTTCGCGAACGCGATCCAAAGGCAACTCACCACGAATAGCAACCTCTTGGTCGCTAAGGGCACAGTGCATACGAGACCCAGCTCGTTCTTTTGCGTATAATCTTACGAAGACGGGTGGATACTTAACAAGTATCTCCCACGGGTTCTGTTTTCCATTCTTGGGCATTGATGAGTTGCTCCTTCATTACGACAGAGTTTTTTTCAACATCTGCCAGGACTACTTTTGTTTTGCAACCCGCACGAGTGCCAGTCAATACCCATGAATCTAAGTACTCTTCAAGTATAGGACGCACTCTTTCAAATGCATCAAACATCTCCGACTTAACCTTCATTACTTTTTTACCATCCTCCATGTTTTAGAATTAACAAAACACTTGATTTAAATGCAACACGAAAATTCGTGTAACTCTTAAAGTATGTGCAAAATAATATTTTGCTCGTCCCTTTGTGGAGCAATGTGGAGCAATCCGTGGAGCGATTGGGAGCGATCTTAGGAGCGATTGGGAGCGATCGAGAAATATGCTTTTGCTATCTTCTTATCCACCCTGTTGTTCTTGTAGTTTTTAAGGAATGTCTCGGATGACATGTGTCCCATGATGTCCAGGGATGTCTCAAAACCTAAGTGCCAATACGCATAACTAGCGAAGGAATGCCTTGCTCCGTTTGCGGGATAGTCAAATCCTTCAACTCCTCCGCCTCCCCTTCTACCATTATTCTTCCAGCCGTATGCCCTTCTTGAAGCCCGTCTTCTCGCTTGGTTAAAACCTGAGTATGATGGCATAACTAATCCAGTAGTTCTTTTGGGTAACCACTTCCATAAATTTGGAGGAGGTACGATCCATCGCTCATATCCTGTTTTAGTGATTTCTGCTTTTAGTCCGATTCTTTCCCCGTACTGAATATCTGAATACTGTAGTAGGCTTAACTCGCCTTCCGGTCGGATCCCCGTGAATAAAGCAATTGCCATGGCAGGCTTATACTTATCGGGCATTGCCTCCAATAGAGATCTTGCTTCTTCCACTTGTAAAATACCGGGTAATTTAAAGAAGACCTTTTTTTGGACCAATTTTAGGCTCTCATTGTCCTTGATGTACCAATCTTTCTCATTTGCACCATATCCTTTTTTCCCACACCATGCCATGAATGTGCGGACGGATGCCGAGTAACCCTGCTTGGTTTTAAACGACCAATTAGAAGAGTTCACATATTCGTGGTAATCCTTTTCTTTTACTTCACTTACGAACCTGCCTTCACCGAACCATTTTAAGAACTTATTAACTCTTTCCTCTGTAGTTAGGTAACCCTTCTGCTTCTTCTTGAATTTATTATAGTTTTCCTCGTCGTAGGCTTTTAAGTATTCATCCCGTGCTATTCGCAATATGGTCTTATCTCCCGTTGGTTCCTTTTCGGATAATTCACCCAACCAATCGACCACATCAAAAGAGTTAGCTTCTTTCCATGAATCGAAAAATTTTCTTCTTCTTTTACCTTGGTGTAGAATATTTACTACCCATTTTATCTTTCCTCGAACTTCGTGCTGTTTGATACTTACCTTCATGTGTTGACAAATCTGTTGACAAAAAAACTGCTATTTAGTGTCAACGATTGGTAAATAATGAATAATTTTATGTCTACCAAAAAAAAGAGCCTCACTGCTGAGACCCTTTGTTTAAGCGAGATTGACGCTTTAAATGAATGGCACACCCGGAGGGAGTCGAACCCCCAACCTCCTGGTCCGTAGCCAAGCTTTAATCGGCTATTTTACAAGGACTCAGGCTATTGTTGCCAAATTGTTGCCAAAACACAGGTGCAAACTATTAAAGTACAAACCACAACTGCGGTGCAGGCTATTGCAACTATCATTTGCTCCTTCCTTTGGGTATCTAGCTTAATGGCAACATCATGAATGTCATTTAATCGGTGTCCATCAATTCGCACTTCGCCAATCTCGCCATCCAAATCAGTAGACCATTCTTGGGTGTCATGAAGTATTCTTATATTTTGGGTGGCGGGGTTGCTCATCTATTGTTTGTTTCCTTTCCTGTGTTTGTTATTTGTTTTTTTCGCTCCCAAGACCAAATGCGAATTTGTCTATCTTTAAAGGTTTAAAGTCTTTCACGCCTTCACCTTTAACAGATAAAATATAGAACTCTATTGCGTCCTTAACGAATGCTGCTGTTGATTTTTGGGTGTAACTTAGTAATCCCTGCATGTCATTATAAACATCTTTAGGGATTCTGCAGTTAATGGCTTGTAGGGTCTCAGTCGTCATATAGTTCCTTTCTTGGGAGATTTTTGGGCAATTTAAAGAATCTGCATTTAAAAATGTAAAATAATTTTCTGTCAACACTTTACTTCACTATTTCTCACTTCTATTCATATATTTGCATTATTTTGATAATTTTCATGCGTATGCATTATTTTATCTTGCCATAGAAATATAAGTTCTTAGAAACATCCTCAATGGATGAGAAAAACAAAGAATCATACTTAATGAAAGGGTCTGAAGTTATCACTTTTCTAGGCTTAAAAGCCACGGCGGGGTACAGATACCTTCAACATCTTGAGAAGCATCAGATCATTCGACCAATCAAACTTCCCGGTCTTAAAACACCAAGGTGGAAGAAAGAGGAAATCGTGGAACTAGCGAATACTCGCGACTCGGTCGAATGCCCTGAATTTGTAGTAAATCAATAAACTGAAGATTATGGAACAATTACCAAACTTAGGCGGGTTTGCTGACCCCCAAAATGTTAGCAAAAAAGGAACCGGCAAATTTACTGCCGACTATATTAACTGGTCTCGGACTCTTCATGACATCCGACAAGAAGCACCGGGATGGATGCCCGAGATGCAACAAGACATTGACGGGAATGAGATTCACAAAGCACCCGATGGCTCATGTTACTTAGTTATTAGATTCACCCATATTGATGGGACGATGACTGCGGGGATTCCCCATGCGATTATGGATCACAAGATGCAACCATTAGCAGGAGACAGGATCGGAGCCCGCGATGTAGCAGATTCATTTGTTCGAGGAGCTTGTAAGGCGGCGGCAGGTCTGTTCGGCTACGCTTGGCAGTTATGGTCTAAGGATGACCCCTTAGAGCGTACTACAGAAGAAGATGAGGAGGTTGAGAAACTTCGGGACATTATGAGCCAACCTACTCAGCATGTGACTGAACGGATCCCCAAGGATCAGGAAATAGTTCCTGACGAGGATTTGGTTGACCCGCCTGCACCCGATAATGATCCCGATTGGCTTTATGATAAGGTCGTTTGGCTAGGTAAGCAAAAGTATCACAAGGAGATGCTCGGTGACATCGCAAAGAAGGACTTGAACTATCTTAAAGGAGTTTTGAAAAATTCTTATGAGGTTCTTGCAGAATCAAACCCCGATCTTCTGAAGGCAGTTGAGAAGGTAGTAAGTAAATACTCCGAGAACGGTGAACAGGATTTTAGGAAAGCGCAATAAGGCTCATCGGAGTTTCAAGCAGTTGAAAAAGTTCGATGCGTTTTACGAGGACGGATTTGGCAAGATGAAGAAAGCTATGGTCTTTGAGTGTTTCGATCAAGATGAGGCACAAGAGAAGGCAATCCGTTTCGCAACCTTAATTAAATGTAAATTCTCCCATGTGATTCGTAGCAATGAGAAGTGAAGAAATAGATTCGAAATTATCGGCATCCAAGATGGAAGCTGCAAGTCTCTGTCCTGCTTACTTTCAAGCAAATCGCCAATTCATGTGGAAAGCAGACCGCGACTCTGCGAACGAAGGAACAATTCGTCATGAAAACGAGGAAAACCAAGTACCATTGGAGGACATCGAAGATGATGAAAGAAGACTTTGTGCGTATCGTTGCAGGATTGCAATGGAGGAATGCAGGGAGAAAGTTTTTGGTAGCAAGCTCGGCAAAGGGTTGGTCGAGCGAGAGTTACGGCTATGGGTTGATGAGTCGTGGAGTGGTCAGTTGGATTATGTGGAGCATCTTGGGGTAGATGTTTTCATTGCAGACTATAAGACCCTCCACGGCTCACATACCCCTGCTCCAAACAATGTTCAGTTACTAGCTCAAGCCTGTCTTTACTGGTACAACAATCAGGAGGTAGAGAATTTCTACTGTGCGTTGATCGAGCCTTTTAACGAAGTAACATACACAACCGTTTTATATACAAGTGATATTCTGAAGGAGAAAATAAATTGGCTCAATGAGGTTGTAGCAAAAAGCTACACCGAGAATCCCGAAAGAATATTTGGCCCCAAACAATGCAAGTGGTGTTCAGCGATGTGGGCATGTCCCGAAGCAAAGTCACACTTATTATCGTGTTTACAAAAAATGAAGGAGGAAGAATGACAAGAAGATGGGAAGATAGTACCGAGGATATAGCTGAAATGATGACCATAGCTCCACTGATGGAGCAGTTCGTCAAGCAAGTAAAAGCCTTGGTTAGAGAGAAACTAATGGAGGATGGAACAAGCATTCCAGGATTCAAGCTTCGCAAGGGTGGGAATATAACTACCTATGAAGCATTTGAAGTGGCGGAGATTCTGATGAGTACAAATGTACTTACATGGAATGACTTCCTAAAGGGATGCAGATATGTCGATGGGGCTATGGCAAAGCAATGGGCAGATAAGCGTGGGATCTCCGTGGCGAAAGCTAGGGCAGACTTAAAGGACAGGCTCAAGGATGTCATGAAGACCAAGCCTAAAGCATCATCAATCATTAAAGACAATGGGTAATGGAATCGGGAGAAATAATAACCCTCAGGATAGCGAAGCGAACCCCTTCCTTAAATACCCTTCTTCGAATGAACGAGTGGGAGAGGTTAAGGGAGAAACGAGATATGAACATGGAGACTCTCCTCGCCATCGAGTCCGCATTGTTAGCAAACGCGTCAGACTTTGCGACCCGGATAATTTGGTTGGGGGAGTCAAGCATCTCGTTGATGCGCTCAGGATTGCGGGAATTATACCAGAAGACGATCCAAAAGCGATCACCCTCGAGGTCAGTCAGGAAAAAGTCTCCTCGTACAAAAACGAAGAAACGTGGGTGGAGGTCTCAAGATGAGCGATAACGACGATTTAAAGGTCGCTGTACGCTTCAAAGGCAATCTTCGCGGGTTGCTAGAATGGTATTGCGATCAAGTGGATATGGCTCCGTCTGCGGTAATAAAATCATTGGTAGCCGATAAATTATCAAAATTCATAGGTAGTCCTGTAGTATCACCACAGGTCTACTTAGACTTAGATTCAGAAAATACCCAAGTATCACCACAGGTCTACCTGCCTCGTACGCATGCGGGGGATACTAAGAATTTATCGTTAGATAAATCTAACTCTGTCGAAGTCGACAAGCATGAGCAATTCTTCAAATCGTTTCTCGGGCATTCGGACTTTGTAAAGTTCCCCGAACGAATCTCCAAGGCAATCAAAGACCAATGGAATGAAATTCTTGATTCGAAGATGAGCGGAAAAGAAATGGCGCAAGCCTACGATCAATATGTCAAGCAATCCAAAAGAGATGGAGACAAGTTCAGTCACCCAAACTCATGGATCGCAGGGCATGGATGGAAAAACACTCAAACAAAGGAATCAAATGAACCAACAGGTAATTATGACTTCTGAGCAATTCGACTCAGAACGAGGACTCATTTCTTGCATCAGGGATGAAGATGATGAGATGTACAAAATATTCGCCTACGCAATCGAGCAAGGCATAACCGCGGAACACTTCCAAGAACCCGCTTGTAGGGAATATTGGATAGCAACGGTACTAGCCGAGAAAGAAGGAGACTTCGGAATGATCGGGACGCACCAAAGATTGTCCAAAGAGTTCTACAAAGAATATCCACACTTTGTGGAGCAAGTTCTCCCTGCTCACGAGATGGTAACATTTGCGAAGGGGAAGTATGCCGTTGATCAGATCGTAAAGGAAGCAAACTTCCGTAAGCTCGAAAGCATAGGGTCGGACTTAAACCTTCGGGTACAGGCTAGGGATAAGATGGATGATCCAATGGACTACGCATTGGCATCCGAGATGGAACTTCAGAATCTTATCAAACCAAAGAGCAGTACGCTCATGGATTCCAAGGAGTTGACCAAGTCGACCATTAGTGAAATCAGAAAAAGCCTGGAGCAGGGTCCCGCTAGAATAGAACCACACCTACCTTGGCTAAGGTACGGACTGAATGGTGGATTCAAGGATAGTCACCTGAACATTGTTGCCGCTCGTCCATCCGTTGGAAAGACAACCATCGTTCTCAATTTTATTTATCACTCAGCCCTCCAAGGGAAGAAAACTTTATTCTTCTCACTCGAAATGAAATCCGAATCGCTTTGGGAAAAGCTAGGACTTATTCGATCGGGAGCAGAGAATGGATTGCCATACAAAACCACCAATTCGGAAACCAACAAGAGAAATGCAGAAACCTTGATTCGTAATATCGAGGAGTGCAAAGACCTACCGATATTCATTGATGATTTTGCAGGATCAAATATGGGAAACATTCGTGCGACTTCTAGGATCATGGACAGGAAGCATGGGATTGACTGCATAGTCATTGATTATCTCGGACTCGTAAAACCTGAGGATTCAAAAATGCCAAGAGAGCAACAGGTCGCAGAGATCAGTCGCTTATCCAAGGCATTGGCAAAGGAGTTAAATATTCCAGTATTCTTGATCGCTCAGCTAAACAGAGATTCAGTAAAGCGTGGCTCAGAACCACAACTTCATGATCTCAGAGAGAGCGGACAGATCGAACAGGATGCAGATGTGGTAATCCTCCTTCACCGAGATCTACTTGGGGATGACAAGGAGGATGTGAAGGTGATTGTAGCAAAGCAAAGATTCGGTGGATGTGGTCATTCAGGAGATAAGATCAAATTCAAACCAATGTGCCAAAGATTCATCCAAGAGGAAGGAAACGCACTCAATGAAGGCAAGCGAGAGGTTTTCTCAAAGCCTGACTACAAAAATGCAGAACTATACGAGGAGGACGATTACAGATTATGAGCAGTAAAAGCAGGGGGCAAAAAGGTGCATTTGGTGGACTGAAAGGAAAACGCAAGAGAGCACAGATTAGATATTTAGCAACGAGGCAAAATGCCTCAACTAACAATAAACAAAGGAAATCATAAATATGAATGGTAAGATGTTATTCTATGCAAATGTAACGCTCGTGGCGGATGCCGAAGAGGTAAAAGTTGGAGATAGTACTTTAGTCAAGTTCCGTGGAGCGTGGAATGAAAAACGCAAGGGCGAGAGCATTGCCTCCTTCGCCAACTTTGAGTGCTGGTCGTCATACAAAAACGAACACATCATGAAGTTCTTTAAGAAAGGCAAGAATGTAAATGTTCGCGGTAGTATGTCAGAAGACTCCTACGACGATAAAAACGGAAACAAGGTGAGAACCTATCGTTTTAGAGTTGAGGACTTTGACCTCCTGGACAACCGGAACTCGAGCAATGAGGGTCTTGATATTTAATGCTCTTAGATATTGTATCCGAACTCTGTTCACTATTCCCGAAAGGGTGCGTCGCTTACGGCGCACTCTTTTGGTGTGGTGTCGGATTTCTCGCATATACCATGAGTCGGGGGTGGAGGGGTTGAAGCGTTGGCGCACGGTGCGTGGGGTATCGAGGGATAACCTTCGTCGAAAATCTTCGCCAAGGTCAAATAATAATCGTACTCCATTTCCTCCATATCGTGATTGACATTAGTTGACATGTTACACATAAAATCGTGTTACTTGTAAAAAGCAATGGGAAATGTGGGATTTGGAAACAATCATAAGAATGAACAATGAAGCGTTCAGGGCCTTTAAAGCGAAAAACACCACTCCGTCGAGTAAGCAAAAAAAGACAGGGCGAGATGCAGGCGTATGGCCTCTTAAGGCGTCAGTTTTTGGAGAAGCTTCCAGTTTGCGAAGTGTGTATGAAGGCGAACGCAACGGATGTTCATCACAAGGCAGGGAGGGGGAAGAATTATCTTGAGGTGGGTACATGGTTATCTACCTGCCGACCCTGCCACGACAAGATCCATAAAGAGCCCTCATGGGCAAGAGAGAAAGGTTTTTTAGAATGAGAACAGTAACCCCACATAATATATTAAACGCAGTATCCTCCATAACAGGCGTTCCCCTCGTAAAGATTAAGTCGAGAAGTAGGGTAAAGATGGAAGCGCTAGCTCGGCAGATCGCCATGTACTATACCTATAAGACGGGTAATACTTTTGTAGAGGTTGGTGAAATGTTCGATCGTAATCACGCAAACATCATGCACGCAGTAAAGCGCGTTACGGAATGGAGGGAGTGCGACTGGGAGGTTAGGGATATATTAGATAAGGTGGATGTGATTATCCCTGATTTAGCTAGATTGCACGACATAAAGTTCAAGGCGGCATGAAATTTTTACGATATTTAGTTCTGATTCTTATTTTACTCAACGGGTGTAGTTCGAACTGTAAACGCAAACTGTGTTGCCCCCAACCACTGCATGGACCCTGCCCTATCTGCAACTATGGATCTTAACTTTTTAGAGCCAAGTAACTCCCCTTACTTGTTAAAGAACCATCTTCTTTGCGTGCCCGCGGAGTGGATGCTTGTTCCTGAAGTATCTGAATCTATAGAGCAAACCAAACCTGTGGTTAAGAAATTCATGGATGACATGGAGTTTAGGAATGATGCCCAGCCGATCGACTTTCCGGTTATGGATCATGTATCGACACATCTCCCTAATGTGTACTCAATTCCTGTTTTTAGCGACAATTTCTGCATGATGGTACTTGATGAGATTAACCACATCAAAAAGACCAACGGATTTTCCGTTAATGAGAATGAGTCGAAAGATGTGCAAATTGAGGAGTTTGTCCTATCAGATAAATCACCAGGTTGGTACTACACGATGTGGCAGATCATAGCGGGCAAAATCAATGTAGTATTCTCTGCTCTATTCAATAAGATCGTGACGGACGGAGTCATTCAGTTGGCTAATTATAATCCGAAGGAAATTACACAAACAACCTGGCATCACGATGGAGATGCTGACATCACAATGGTCGTCCCCCTAAACACAGGTGACTACGAAGGTGGTGGAACAGAATTTTGGAACTTGGGAACAGTAGATCCCCTACCCAATGGACACGGTCTTATATTTCCGACCTACTCACACATGCACCGTGGATTACCCCTTAAATCGGGAGACCGATACTTATTTGTATTTTGGCTTAAACAGTTAAACAACGAGGACAATAAATATGGCGAAGAAAAAAACAACAGCACCCCAGCCGAAAGCTGAGGAAAAGACTAACGAAAAGGCTCCGCCACTTGCGGAATCTCTAATCGGATTGGCTCTAAAGGTCGGTCAGGATCAGGAACTAACCCTTGGGGAACTCATCGGACACATGGAGTGTGCTAAGATTGATGTGTATACGAGGGTAACTGCTCAAGCTCGCGCAGCAGAACAGCAAGCTCCCTCCGCGCCATCCGAAGGTGGCGACACGCAGGAGCTAGAGGTCGTTTCTTAAGTTTTAGACGGGGCAAAAGACGGTAGGTGAAGTGTTCGCAAGAACACTCACCATACCCGTCGAACTCATCTAGGTCTACTAGATGTACATTCTCAGGGTTTTGTAAGCTTGTGAGGAGGAAACGCTTTGCTTCCATCCATTCACACATCATCATCCAAATAGTCCACGAAGACCCATGTAGAGCTTTGAGTCGTCTTTCTCATGCTGGGCTAAGTTGTTTCTGAGATTCTGACGCATAACGGCTCGTCTATCTAGGGTATCATTTTCGTAATCCCAAAGTTGATTGCTTCCGGAAGAAAATGCACCCTCTTTTGGTTTGTAGTTATTCCAGGCATCCTGGAACCCCTGACTCTGACTATTAAAGTAATCATCTACCTGTTGGTCGGATATTTCAAAAGGCGTGAATCCTTCATTATTTCTATTCCTCCCTGAAGCACGAATATCCTCTGCACTAAATCCAAATAAGTTATCTGCTGAAAAGTTCTTTGCATAGTCTTGATTTACTGATGACTTATTCCCTCCACCACCGAGACCTTGAGCCTGCCTAGCCTGCATGCCTCGTCGAGCCATATCGTTCAGATCATCAAACATACCGCGTCCACCTCTTGGACCAAACATACTACCAAGCGCACGACCAGCTCCACCAAACATACCACCACCCATGTTACCAAATGATGATTGTGGGTTTATTGCCTGACGAGCAAAATTGTTCATTCCTCCGAACATACCACCGCGTCCGAACATACCACCGCGTCGCCCACCAAATGAAGTATTATAAGGGGATTGTCCGCCTCCGAACATACCTCCGAACGGTGCCTGCTGTTGCATGCCTCCAAACATACCACCACCCATGCCACCATAGGCAGGTACCCCAATCATATCACCACCTCCGAAACCTCCTCCAAAACCTCCACCAACTCTTCCAGTTCTGCGTGGTGGCATACCATATAAGGATCCCATCCCCATATCAAGACCACCCCGATAAGCGGCTCGCCTTCCGGGTGAATAGGAATCAAAGTTATATGGATTGTATTCTCTTCGGTTCTGCGGTCTGTTATAAAGTCTATCCTGAATAGCGTTACGAGTAGAATCAAAGAGTCGCTCACGATCGGGACGCTCGCCCTCATACTGCTCATCAACCATACGCTGTTTAGTCTCATACCGCTGACGATCAATCATGGGCATATCATACTTATTGGGATCAGCCTCATATTGGCCTTGTCCGTATGCTATTGCGGCATCTCTGTATGCTCCCCCATCAAACTTATCTTTATCTATCGCTCCCGTTTCTCCATCCCAAGCGGCTTCAGCTAATTTCTTAGCCTCAGGTGTGGCTTCAAATAAAGATCTTAAATCACTATTGTTACGAACATAGTTAAAGTAGTCAGGGTCTTGGTATTTTACCAACTCCTCATACTCTTCAGGCACTTGCCTGGTAAGCATGGGTGCATCAGGTCTAGCTGCGGTTCGGAGTGACCTGTTATTCCCTCCCATGGGCACTCTGCCTACTCTACGACCTATGGAGTTAGCTTGATCTATACTGTCCATGTATGGACGGAAACCACCTCCCATATTACCGAAATCAAAAGTACCTCGTCCCATTCCACCTCCTCCGAATGGGGATCTCGGAGGCATCCTTTGTGATCTTGGTTGGAATAGTGAAGATAATGAACCGAAGCCGAACATGTTATTATGTTATTCGTGTTACTAATTAGGGTCAACAACCGATCCGTATCTATACCTTAGACCGTCCACCTGCGTTTCCATCTTTCCCACCACACCTTCTAGGTACTTGAGTCTCATATTTTGCTCGGCATCATCGGGCAACGCACCGAGTTCACCTCGAGGCCACTTAACCCTAAATTCCGAGTTCATATCAACCTCATGATGCAAGCGGACATTCTCGTTCCTTAGATCATCTATATCCGACTTTATGGTGACATAGGAATATGTGGCGATACAAACTGCTCCTATGGTCTTCAACATGAAGGCAACATTCGCCTTCACGACTGACTCTTCCCCTATTGGCTCACTCACTTTTTGCCCCTCATGGACTTCTTACCTCGGCACTTCCACTTCTTACGGGAAAGGTCATTAGCACATGGTGGATTCTTGCACTTTTTTATGCCCGCACTACGCGCGCAGTAGGCATCGCCCTTCTTGGTGCCCGGCGCTATGCGATCTTTGCCCTTCTTGGACTTGCCCGCCTGACCATAGGAAACCTTACGCTTCCTACCAGTCTTCTTATTAGTAACGACCTTTGCGAACCGTTTTCCTTTTGCTGGCTTTGGCACGAGACTTTCCTCCTTTGGCTTTGGATTTAGGACTTAGGCACTTGCCTGCCCTCTTACATTTTACGGGTGTTTTACAGTTACATTTACTCATTGTTACGCTTTCTTGGTTCTTTTACCCATGCCTACTCTGCGTTTTTCGGCGACGAGTGATTTTTTCTTTTTTCCAACCTGCTTCCAGGTCTTCGGGGTTTTCTTAGAAACTCTTTTAGTGGGTCGGCACTTCTTTACCTTTCCCTTCTTCTTACCGCACGCATCACCATCCTGATCCTTCCATTTCTCCTTAAACCAGCGTTTAAGTGCGGCTCCCTTCTTAGTCTTTCTTACCGCCATAGTAGTATTCCATTGCGTGGAGGTAAGCCCATAGATCCAAGACCTCGTTCTTGGCCTCTTTAATCTTTTGATCTATAGACATCTGTACCATGCCCTTATCTCCGTTCGGGTTATGCTCTAGGATGCCTGACATAAATTTATTCGTGAAGCGTTCCTTGAACTCCTCCACGGCATTATTCATTAGCATGACATCGTCAATCTGTGTTCCTTTAAGTCCAGTCATCGCCACAGCTTATCCACGAATATCACACCCATTCCAACAATGACATACATAGAAAGTATAAATACTTCTTCCATAGTCACTTCCTCTTCCCTGCCCTCTTCTTTCTGCACTTAGCAATAGCTCCACTCGCGTAAGCACTAGGGAATACCTTGTAGGAACGCTTTACCTTATGGTAACACGCATCCTTTTTTGATTTTGTTTTTTTCTTAGCCATTGATCTTTCTAAAAATCTCCTTCACATCCGATCTCCTATCCTCTGACAACTTTTCGCACATCTCTAGTCTCGCAAACAATTTAGCCTGATTTACCTCCAACCTTTGGTTCCTCACCTTTACTACATCTATCTCCTCCTTCAGACGCTTTAGAAAAAAACCAATGACGGATATAGCGGCACCTAGACCGAGAAATATATAAGGGGAGTAATCCATTGTTACATATTATTTCGTGTGACTTAATCATGCAAGATACTTCGCCTTTTGTTTTGGCGCTTTCTTAACATAGGGTTGATTACTATACCAATCGTCCCAAACCTCACATGCGCGAAGCGCATCGGTTTTATTTTCAAAACTCGTCCCGATCTCCGTCGGGAAGCGAGTTCCCTTAGCAAGCCTTGGGCCGACAGGTACCTCCCCCATATTCTCATGGGACATGCGGATTACCCACCCAAGGTTGCCCAGATCAGCCCGGACAACAAAGGTTGGATTATTCATCCTGATCGTTGATTGCCATTAAACTTTCCCGAGTGTGCATAAGCTTAAGAACAAGTCTTGCTCTATCCTCTTCCAGTCGTTTCTGACTGTTCTCGAGGACTTCCAAGTCCATTTTTATGTTCTGTAGCCTACTCTCTAGGACAGCCTCTTGGCTATTATCTTCTATGTTTCTGCTCATAATTACCATCCAAAGTTCTTGCCGAATCTCTCCCTACCCCAGCAATGATTCTTAACCAATGCCTTATAGGGAACATAGCACCCGCAACCCAAAACTGACTTGTCAAAGGGTCTACATGTCTTACGGGTCTTATCAAATATAGGGCAGTTATAGCATGCACGCATCCTTTCCCGCCATATACCCTGTGTATAGGGACTCCTATAAACTAAAAAGCTCGCCTTGAGTATAGCGAGCCAATCTCTCAATGTTACCTTCGGTCCGAAAGCAACTCTCAGAAATTCCTTAAATCTCTTCAGTCCCACTAAAAATTCCCCGATATACTGATTAAAGGCGTACCATCTATCTTTATACGATCCGCTTTCTCCATCGCACTCTGCTCATTTACATCCCCGCCTACCATTTTGGCTATTTCCTCATTTAATTCATCAATCATCTTTTGGGTTTCCTCAATCTCGCCCACTACTCCGCTTTCTCCTGTCCCTGCCGTTACCCGCTTCATACCTGGAGTCTTATTCTTATCCTGACCTGTGGCTGAACCACCAACTCCAGCACTCTGCATAACAGGATCCTGCTTGATTGTCTGACTCAATGGACTTGATGTTCTCCCTGCACCCGGTGCTAACTGCCCAGGATACATCATTGCCGCCTGTGCCGTACCTTTATCACCTGTTGCAAGTGCCCCAATCAACCCCGCTCCCTGCAATCCCATTGATAATTTGTCCAAATTACTCATCGTAGGAGCAACATTGGTGTTTACCGAACTTACACTCATCGGTCCACCCATGAAAGATGTTCCAACCTGTCCAGCTCCGACCCCACCCGGTCCCGGCAACGCATTAAATGCTTTTTGTGCAGCCATATACTGTGGACTGTACCCTAGTCCGCCCGATGCGGCTCCCCCACCTATGTTCGGTAGGTATCCACCAAGCATCTTATCTGCTCCTGTGTACAATTGTCCTAAATATCCCTGCCCCAATGCCTGACCACCAGGCAAAATACCACCAACAAGCTTATCTGCATTAGTGTACAGCCCTTGCAAACCCTGTGATGCAAAGTCACTAACCGCATTCGGAAGAGTCTGAGTGATGAAGTTCGGTACAGTGTTGGTAGCAAAGTTTACCCCAGCACTTATAAGGTCTCCAATAAAATAAGATTTTACCTCTGAAGGCACTTTAGACTTTTCCATAACACGAATTTTAGTGTTACAAAGCTCAAAAGTCAATTCTCGGATTTGTCACGGACGCTGGAAACTAGAGAAAAGGGGTATATATATGCTCGCCCGGAAATCGCCGTCCCCCCCTTGGGGGGGGTGTAACACTATATAAGTAGTGTGACATGGTTTCCCTAAGTCGTTGTTATCAAGTAGTTTCCTATTATGTCGGTGGTCAGCGACCATCGGCACGGAGTAAGATCGAAGCCTTACCGCACTTATAGTTCACTTTGACTTCCGCTCGATGGTCGAAGGTTCAGGGAGAGTAAACCCAATAAATTTTACTCAGGGCAAGCGAGGCGAGTTCAACAAGCTCGACCTAACAAACGGCGATAGGCGTTCACCTGATCGAGTAGTTTGCTAACGCTTCCTAACGAGCCAAATCAGTAAACACTGAGGTTGTCGCCAAGTGGCAGTAAGAGTTCTTTCGAACCGCTTGGATAACCCTTCAACCAATGTCCTAGTGACATTCTTCGCACGGCGAAAGAGATGTCTAGGGTAGTCATGGTAATTGAACAGGGAGAATGGAATGGACGAACCACCGCCACCTCGAGTAAAAGATCGATCGATCGTAAGCCTTTAGGGTTTCGAGAAAGGTTGCTAAGTCAGCAAGTTCTTTGGAGTAAATTGCAACGGTGTAAGACATATCACCGCCAAGAATACCTCAGGCAGAGACATCGAATCTGTTGAAGCAAGCGAATCGCTTTTAGCTTGTGGACTATATACGTACCTAGCCAAATCATGGTCGTAAATTCCCTTTGTGGAATTATCGATTAGTAGGGAAGAGTGAACGCTTTCACTCGGAGACTCTGTAAATGTGGGATCGCACATTGACGAACGAAAATCGATCGGGTTAACCATGCAAGCCAATACCTTCGGAAGAGAATGGAAAAGGGTCGGGAAGATTACGATATAATCAAAAATGAAGCATTCAAGGATGCTTCAATGTAGGGATTACCAACACCAAATCACACACAATTAACATCTAATTCAATAGTAAAGGAAAACATATCATGGATATTACAGCATTATTACAAAACCCACAATTAGTACAAAGCCTTCAAGCACTTCAAGCACTTGGAGCGATAGCAACACCAACACCAACACCTGCAACACCTGCACCAACACCGGAAGCGGATCTCGATCACTGGGATCTAGTTGATAACCTCGAGAAGCGTAAGTCCAAAGCACGCAAGCAAGCGGTGGCATCCTTGCCAATTGCCAATGAGAAGCAACTCGATGCCTTGAGGAATAAGGCAGTCAGTGGCGAGAATAATGAAATCGCAAACCAAAAGAATCAAAAGGGTGGTTTTCGTGTCGACAAGTCAATCAATGATCAGATCGATGCATTGAAGGAAAAGCGTAAGCAACAGCTTAATACCGACGACGGCAAGGCAATGCTTGCGGAGACCGTACTCAATGGAGAGATACAAGGCTTCAGCATTGGATTGCCTAGAGCAAGCGACGGCAAGCAAGTCAAGAACATCTCCGTTATCTAATCACTAACCACTAACCCGTTGGTAATCCTTACATTGAGTCATCCTTATTAACAATCAACCAACATTTATCATGCACTTAAATCCATATTCAATGAGATCATTACGATCTGTAAACAAACAAGACGAAAGGACCGTAGGTCGTACGCATCGAGAAAAGCTAATACGCAAAGCTAATCCTCGTAAG